GGGACGGAGAGCAATTGTATCACTTAACGCGGCGGGCACAAACTCCCATTTTCACAGTACCGCGGGTGCGGCCGGCCGAGCCGACCACACCACCAGCCGTATGCTGGTATCCAGGAATCGCTTAGACAACCTTAGCGTCCTTCAAATAGGGCGCAACAGCCGCTCCCACGGAAGCCACCTTGTCGGCGATGTCGAGGACGCCGTTACCCATCGCCACTGCCTTACTAAGAATGGCATTCCACTGGAGATCCGGAGTGACGCCGTGATGGGTATGGCTGGCCACAGCCGGATTGCCAATGTCAAACCTCACCCGCCACTCAACGGAGACCAGGAACTCGAGGCCCACGTTGTTCTGGTTGACAAAAGCGATGGGTGCCCATCCCTCAGGTGCAACCGACCCACCATTCAGCGTGGTAAGCCCCGTGGTCGACGGCGTGATGGGCCGGAAGTCAGCGCACGCACTCATGTTGAGTGGGAAACTGTTAACCTGCACCCCCCGCAATGCAAGCTTGCCGGCCGACATCAACCTGGGCTTGAAATAGGAAATGAACTCGGTGGTAAGGTCATTCCATGTCTCGGACCGACCGTTCAAATCCAGCTGGGTGTGGCAAACCGCGCCGGCAATGATGCCGGACGTGGTCTGGAGTGCCTGAGGGTTCATCAGCTGAACGGAAATGGCCGCGGGAACAACCGACAAAGTGCTGCCACTTATGTTCCCCCCGGGGACGGGTACACTGTGGAACCTCGCGTTGTCGGCCGCATTAATAGCGGTGGAATCCACGACGTCCTCGATGGCAACAATATTGGACCATGTGTCCTCACTCAACCTCTTGAAGGCCCCGAACTGAATGTACTTGGCAGAAGAGGAAAATAGGAGGCTTGTGCGCACGACAGCGTACGGTCCTGTTGCTCGAGGGAGCGGAAGATGGTATGGGTCAAATGCATCCCATCCACGAAGAGAAGCAGCACGCGGAGCAAACAAAAAGGGCTTGCGTACGGCACGCCCAGTACCCTGGGCAAGCTGCCGGTCGGCCCGCGTGCGGCCATTCTGTTGTCTGCGTCTCCTTGTGCCCCGGCGATAACGTTCGCCGTTACAATTCCTCCCACCGTTTCCGTTCGGGGGCGGAGACATACCTGGATGATGCCAAAATGGCAGCGGAAAATCCGCAAGTCGCGTTGGGGTTATTTATCACCGTTCAGGCGGGGTCGCCTGTGCCCAACTCAAACGCAACAACAGTCAACGGTCAAAACACTGTAAAACGTGCGGGTGCGACTTAACGCACGGTCGGCATCGCCCTCACCGCAGGATTCCGCATCTACCCTCCCAAGGGAAGGAGGCCGGGGGGAAGCACCTTAGGACCGTATCAGCCTGGCTCAGGGCTCTTCACGGCACTCCGTCCGGGAACTTCCTACCTGCGACTCGGATGACCCACCCGGTTACGCCGGGCCTCGGAAGAGTCATGTAGCGCTAGTTTGTTTAGTTTTGATTTTTCGCGCCATGAACTCACCGTAACCATTCAGTCTCCCACCAACCAACTCCCACCGAAAACCGGATTGGACGCCCTTGCGAGCGGGGAACCAGCTTAGAACTGCTTAGCAGTCCTGTACGGTGTGGGATTGACTACGGAGGATTAAGTGCTGGCAAAACACACCGGGGACCAAATCCGGCACCTCCTAGGCCTTCACCTCACGGGCCTGCTAACCCGACCAGGCTTCCACCACGCCCTCCGCACAGGGGTGGCAAAAGAATAAGGCTGACCTCGCCATCCGTACTATGGCTTCAATGTGGATAAGCAGCGCCGAACGGTAAAGCTTTTAATGTCCACACAACGGTCATCTCAGGCGCCGGGTATTAACCGACGCCCCCCCTAACATGCAAAACACAAGGTTGTAAATTCTGCCCAAAACGGGCGGCATGCAAAACCCTGAATGCTCATCGCCAAGTAGGCGGCACGGAGGCCGCAAACCCGGCGTAATCCTCGAGTGACTCCCAGTCCCATTGATAACACATGAACTGTTGGAGCTCCTCGGCACTAGCTGAAAAGCCCAACGCATGTAACATGGCATGCTCGGCGGAAGGGTCTGCACCCAGATTCCGCCGGTCGATGAGATCGTTGACAGATTTGAAATCAACATTATCATCATCATGGCCGTCGACACGCATGCTAAGCTCACGGTCTCTCTGGTTCGACATCTCGCTCACGAGAGACTGGGCGTAGCGTTGGTACTTAATAGACACACTGGGAAGCAGACCCGCAAAATCAGACGCACGTGCGAGAGCCGCGGCAGCGCCAATCTCTCTCGCAGCTAATGCGTCACCGGCAATAGCGGCCTGCTTCACTGATGGGGAGCAAGAAACATTAGTCTTCAGCGCGCGAGGCAATTCTGGGGCCATCATGCCGGGGATCAAGACCCCACCCTTCGCGCAAATATGCCAACCAACAAAAGTGGCACGGCTGCTGACAAATATAATCTTCATGTTGAAGCCAGCCTTCTCCCAATACTCCAGCACCTTGTTCGCGGTGGGGCTGCCCTCAACAAGCCGGGGCGAAGTGACTACAAGAGAGTCGTCGCCCTCAAAACACCCGTTGAACCACCGAGTGTTCCCCATAACGTCCTTCCCCCTCCTGACGCTCGGATCAAGGAAGGCCTCCGGCTTGTCGAACACAGAGCAGTACCACATGGAGTAATTGGTCCACCAATTCAAACAAGACGTGCCCCTGTGGCCGGACCTCCTAATTCCCGCCACTTTCTTCACCACATTGCCGTACGGCCCTCTGAAAAACAACTTCAATTTCTTCTTGTCATTAATGTTGAGGTGGGCATCATGCCAGGCCTTCGGCCCGACGCCCAATTCGCTCAACACCTCGACAATGTGGTACAATATGTAATTCTCAGAGGCACGCACCACGCTGTTGCACGTGGTGTCCCAAGCGCTGCCGTCGCCCTCAATGGCGCCTGCATCATCGGCCAGCTTCTTGGGCGGCTGTAGCTCGTCAACGCAGCGAGCCACCGCCTCTCTCTTACCCATATGCTTGATGCTCTTCTTCTCAAAATGATGGAACAGAATGTACTCAAAGCAACAGACCGTCATAAGCGCCATCAGCTGGCCATCGTCCCCATCAGCAATGAGAAGCCGCGGGGCCTTACCTGTGGGCATGACTTCAGCCTTGATGGCGGCGGACAATCTGAACTCCGGGAATGCTTGGCGCATTAAGCTCTCCAGCGACTTGGCCAGGCGGGTGGAAGACCACTTCCCGGACTTGATGTCCTCGTAGTCCCAATG